CTCTAGTGTATAACTTCACAGGATAAGCAATGGCAACTAACGTATTCTTCCAGAATTATGACTTCTTCAACGAGCAACAACTGATTGACGATCTTGTGATCGAGTCAATTGCTATTTTCGGGGTGGATACGTACTATGTTACCAAGAGTGTCGAGGCAGTCGACAACATACAGAACGAAGCGTCAATCGCGGTTTTTGACAATGCATATCAGATGGAAATGTATGTGAAGTCTGTAGACGGGTTCCAAGGAGAAGGCGACTTCCTTTCGAAATTCGGTTTGCAGATTCGCGACCAGGTGACGTTCACAGTGGCAATGAGAACATTCGAGCGTTACGCAACAAGAGTACGTCCAGAGCTGATGAGACCTCGAGAAGGTGACATCGTCTACATGCCGATGAACAGAAAGTTCTTCAAAGTGATGTTCGTCGAGCATGAATCGGTATTCTATCAGACAGGTTCGTTGCAAGTGTTTGATATCAAGTGCGAGCTGTACGAATATTCCAATGAGAGATTCAGCACCGGCATACCGTTTATCGACTCGGCGTTTGTTCCATTCTCGACCACGTCAATAGACAACCTGTCGGATCTGTTTGATGCTGACCCTATAGCTAAAAACGTATTTTACGAATATGCGGGAAACACGTTTATCGACTTCACGGAAATTGATCCGTTCTCTGAAACAATAACATACACAGCAAATACCTGAGGTTGATATGGCATTCGTGAATTACTTCTACAATCAAACGACTCGCAAGTACATAGCTCTATTTGGAACGCTGTTCAACAAAATAGCCATAGCCAGATACAACCACGATACTAACACTATCGTGCAGAAAATGCTAGTGCCAATTTCATACGGTCCGTATCAAAAGTTCTTAGTCCGTCTGGGCCAGGATCCCAATCTTGATAGGCTGCCTGCAATCACTCTGCCCAGAATGGCGTTCGAGATAACTAGCTTTCAATATGATGGGGCTCGCAAGGTCAACTCAATCAAAAAGATGAGATCGTCAAGCGGCGAATCTGCTTTCCAGTATGCACCGGCTCCATACAACATCGAATTCTCGCTGTATATTATGACGAAATACGCTGAGGACGCGACACAAATCTTCGAGCAAATCATACCGTTTTTCAAGCCAGAATGGACGACAACCGTCAGTATTGTTGATGGTGTTGATCCTTTTGATGTGCCACTCGTACTGAATAGTGTGACGACGGAAGACCTCTACGAAGGCGATTTTGAAACCCGGCGAAGCATCCTTTGGACGCTGAACTTCACAATGAAGGCTTGGTATTTGGGTCCTGAGCGCCAAAAAGGAATCGTTAAGTTTGTTGATACGAGGATGTATGACAGTACTACATCCGCAAATACGTTTATGAGCCAAGTGCAAGTGCATCCTGGCTTGACAGCTAATGGGGAACCCACATCGATCGCTAACAACTCGATCTTCTGGGATCAGATTGAAATTGACGATGATTGGGGAGTGGTTACGATTATAAGGGATGAGATTGTGGAGCCATGAGTGAACACAAGATAGCAGATGCATTAGGACTTAGGCCATTAGACGAAGTTCTTGAACCGGACGACATTGTTCAACTTCCAGTGGAGACAGGAGACATACACGTTCCAGTGTCGCCTTCGACCGTCGCTACGGATGAAGTGATCACAGACATCGAAACGGCTCGGTCGAATATCGAATCGTTGATGAAAAAGGGAACGGAGTCTCTCGACGAGTTGATAGTTGTAGCCAAGCAATCCCAGAACCCTCGAGCATTCGAAGTTGTTTCGACTATGATGAAGACGTTGCTCGATGCCAACAAAGACTTCGTGGGGATGTCAGAAAAGAAGAAGTTCGCAAAGGAAGACAACTCGACTCAGTCGGGTACGACCAATGTGACCAACAACAACCTGATCCTATCAACAACGGATCTGCTCAAGATGATGAAAGGTGGAGAATAATGCGATATAGCGAAGAACAAATAATGGAGGTTATCCGTTGTCGGGATAGCATTGAATATTTTGCTGACAATCATATTAAGGTGTCGATGCCAAACGGTGTGATACAAATACAGCTAAACGATTTTCAAAGACAGGTCATTCGAAATTATCAAAACGATAGGGCCTTCTTTCTCCCTGCTGAAAGGCAGGCGGGCAAAACAACGGTTGCTGCGATTATATTGCTACACCAAGCTATATTCCACAACGATAGGGTGAGTTTGATAATGGCTCCTAAGAAAGCAATTAGCAGCTTTATTATCGAGTTAATGACCGAAATGTACGACAGACTCCCCGAATACATCGCGGGTGTGCGAATAACGACGAGGAACAAGTCGACCATTGGATTCGAAAACGGATGTACAGTAATCAGTGCCGGGTCTGATGCCAATTACGGTAGAGGAAGGGCCCTGTCAAACATATACATAGACGAATCGGAATGGGTCGATTGTTCTGAGATTTTACACTCGTTGTGGCCTTGTACGGCTACAATACCCTACGCGAAAACATTCGCGCTTTCTTCGACAAAAACCGAGGAACTTTTCCGTCGGTTGAACACGGGACCTACATCGTAATGGCTGACGGGTACTTAGGTAACCAATACCTCAAGAAAACTGGCGTTCCGATTGAGTGGACACAAGAACTCATTCAGGAATATGCTAAGTGCGCAAATGACCCCATATACTTTGCTAAGAAGTATATACGGATCGTTCACGTCGATAAGGGATTCGTACCTTTTGAAATGTACCCGTATCAGGAAAAGATTGCAACAGAGATTACCAATAACAGACGGGTTGCAGTTCTCACAGCGCGCCAATCCGGAAAAACTACCACGGCTATGGCAATCATTCTGCACTACATTCTGTTCAACGAATTTAAAACGGTAGCAATTCTAGCCAACAAGGGCGACTCTGCAAGAGAAGTACTTTCCCGCGTAAAAATGGCTTATGAAGCCCTGCCTAAGTGGCTCCAACAAGGGGTACTTGAGTGGAATAAGGGATCGATAGAGCTTGAGAACGGCTGTAAGATATATGCGGGCACGACATCTTCGTCCGCTATTCGTGGTAAGTCGATATCGTTCCTATATCTCGACGAGGTGGCGTTTATCGAAGGATATGATGAATTCTTCGCTTCGGTTTACCCTACCATTTCATCGGGCGATAGCACTAAGCTGCTGATGACCTCGACGCCAAACGGTCTCAATCACTTCCACAAAACATGCGAGGGCGCAAAAGATGGCACAAACGGATACAAGTACGTCGAAGTCATGTGGTATGATGTTCCTGGCCGTGATGAAAAATGGAAACAAGAAACCCTTGAAGCTCTTGATCATGACATCGAAAAGTTCAACGTCGAATACTGTTGCCAGTTCCTCGGATCGTCGGGCACACTTATCTCTGGTGAAAAGTTAAAACACCTCAAGGATCGAAAACCTATAGTCCAACAGGAACATATAAAGCAGTATGTGGCTCCAATACAAGACCACGTGTATGCTCTGATAGCAGACGTATCACGCGGTAAGGGTCTTGACTATTCCGCTTTTTCAATCTTCGACATCACGCAGATGCCGTATGTGCAAGTGTGTACATTTAGAGATAATACCGTTGGACCTGCCGACTATGCAAGCATTATACACCGAATGGGAAAGCTTTACAACGAGGCTCATACACTAATTGAGGTGAACGATATCGGCGGGCAAGTTGCGGACACGCTATTCTTCGAGTTTGGATATGAGAACATGCTGTTCACCGAACACGGAGGTAGATCCGGCAAGCGAATATCGGGAGGTTTCGGTAAAGGTGTCGATCGCGGCATCCGTACATCAAAATCGGTTAAATCGATAGGATGCTCAATGTTGAAACTGCTTGTCGAGCAGCAGCAGTTAATAATCAACGATTTTGATACGATTGAAGAGTTGAAGCACTTTTCTAAAAAAGGCGTGTCGTTTGAGGCTGAATCTGGGTGGCACGACGATATGGTTATGACATCCGTCCTCTTTGCGTGGCTGTCAGACCAAAATTATTTTAAGGACGTCACTGACATAAATACGTTAATGATGCTGAGAGAATTATCAGAAGACCAGGTACAAGAGGACTTGATACCCTTTGGGTTTATTATGGCGGGTAATGATATTGAGGAGAAGACCTTTGTAGATTCCTCCGGTGATGTGTGGATGGAAGTTTGAATAAGCAGTTCTTATAAATACTTCGAAGAATTGCACTGACCTCTCACACTCGAATAATATAAAGGAGAAAAAAATGGTTTTTTCTGTAAGTCCATCGGTTACAGTACGTGAGGTTGACCTAACTTCCAATATTCCAGCTATCGCATCCAATCAAGGCGCTATTGCTGGTGTATTCAATTGGGGTCCTGTTGGCGAGGTCACGATGATCACGTCCGAAGCAGAGCTCGCGGAAGTATTCGGTAAACCTACTGACAGTAACTTCGAAACGTTTTTCACGGCAGCCGACTTTCTTGCATACTCGAACCAACTATACGTAGTTCGCGCAAATAGCGGTGCTGTCACTGCTTCTGCTACGCAGGTTGGGGCAAACGCTGAATCGTATGATTTTGACGCAAAATATGCTGGTGAAATCGGCAACTCGATCAAGGTATCGTACGTATCTGGAGCAGACGAGTATTCTCAAGATCTGTTCGCCATTAGCGAAATGGTCGATCTAACAAGCACGGATATATTCAACGCAAGTACAATCACATTCCAAGCTGACGCCGACTACGATGATGTCGTAAATGCTGGGGACGTGATCACGCTTGGTAACGATTCGGTTGGATACCAAAACCTCGTTCTGGCTACCAAAAGTATCAGCCAAATTTCAAACACTACTTATGAATATACGCTGACGTTTGCAACAAAGTACACTCTGTCAGAGTCATCCATTGCCGCTCTTAAAATGAGCCGCCAGTGGGCATACGCATTCGCAGTGGAAAAAGCTCCTGCTAGCGGTTCGATGCACATCGTTGTTGCAGATAGAACCGGAGATATTACGGGTATAGCTGGAACGATCCTGGAAAGATACGTTGACGTGTCGCTCACTACAACATCGACCGCAGCGGACGGTACTCCAAACTACTACCGTTACATCATCAACGACACATCCAACTGGGTCACTGTCCCTGACGATTCGGCTAACATTATAGCGGGTCAAATCGCGTATCTTAACATGACAGGCGGAACCAACGGCGTGTCAGAGACCGCGATCAGCTTTGGTAATACGGCAATTGCTTATGATCTGTTCAATAATACAGAACAGTACGATATTGCATTTATCCTGCAAGGTAAAGCAAATAGCGGAACCAATCTCGCTAACTACATCATAAGCAACATCATTGAGTCTCGCAAGGATAGCATGCTGTTCATATCGCCAGCACGTAATGACATCTTGTCGGGTAACAACGTACTAGCGAGCCGTAACGAAATCATCACCAACATGATCACGTTCCGCAACGCTCTGCAATCGTCTTCTTACTGGTTCATGGATACTGGATACAAGTACCGCTTCGATAAGTACAACAATACTTTCCGTTGGGTTCCGATGAACGGCGACATGGCTGGACTTGCGGCTCGTATCGATCCGTGGGAATCGCCAGCAGGATATAAGCGCGGCGTGATCAAGAATGTGATCAAGCTCGCTTTCAACCCGAATAAGGCTGAGAGAGATAGACTGTACGGTAGCGATATCAACTCTGTTATCAGCCAAGCTGGACAAGGCACGCTGTTGTTCGGCGATAAAACAGGTCTAGGTCGCTCAAGTGCATTCGATCGTATCAACGTTCGTCGTCTGTTCATCGTGGTAGAGAAAGCAATCGCGACTGTTTCCGCATCGCTGTTGTTTGACTTCAACGACGACTTTACACAAACGGAGTTCAGGAACCTGGTCGATCCTTTCCTAAGAGATATCAAGGGTAAAAGAGGGATCACAGACTTCCGTGTTGTCAGCGACTCGCGTGTCAACACTCCTGACGTAATCGATCGTAACATCTTCAGAGCCAACATTTTCATCAAGCCTGCAAGGACGATTAACTACATCGAGCTGACGTTCATCGCAACAAGAACCGGCATTTCGTTCGAAGAGCTTGTCGGACAACAGTTCTAATCTTACAGGAGTAAAACGACATGGCATTTAGTATAGACCAATTCAAATCGGCTCTGGCGCTTGGTGGCGCCAGACCATCCCTCTTTGAGGTGCAAATAACATTCAACCCTGGCAACGGCATCATAACGGACGGTCTTTTGAAGGCTCCGTTCATGGTGAGAGCAGCCAGCATCCCAGCATCCAACCTCGGAACGTTCCCTGTACCGTACTTTGGTCGTCAGATCAAACTTGCGGGCGATCGTACGTTTGATGATTGGCAGGTTACTATTATCAACGACGAGGACTTTGCAGTTAGAGCTGCGTTCGAAGAGTGGTCAAAGTTGATCAACTCACACGAGCCCAACCTGGCTACACTTCGTCCGGGCCTAGGAACCACAGGGGCGTCGTCGACGGGATACAAAGCGAATGCTGTTGTTAAGCAGTATTCCAAGCTAGGTGGCCCTCCAATACGTTCGTACCAGTTCATTGGGTTGTATCCAACCGTAATCTCGGACATTGCTTTGGGATGGGGCGACGTTGACCAGATTGAAGAATTCGCAGTCCAATTCTCGTATGATTATTGGGAAGTCGTCTCTTCTGTCTAAATACTACATTATTACCCTAACTTGAAGGAATGTCAACGTGCGCTTATTCGGATTTGAAATCAAGCGTGCAGAGGATGAGATCGAAAGACAGAACCCATCCTTTGCAGAACCAATAAACGATGATGGTGCTCTAAACCTAGGATCCGCTGTCGGCGGATCCTACGGTATGTTGTGGGACATCGAAGGAACAGCAAAATCTGAAGCGGAGCTAGTTACACGCTACAGAGGAATGATGCTCAACCCAGAAATCCAACAAGCCGTCGACGAAATAGTGAACGAAGCAGTAAGCGTTGATACGCATGATAAGGTCGTCGAAGTCGTTCTCGATGACACCGGACTGCCGGACCGTGTAAAAGATAGAGTGATCGAAGAGTTTGACAATGTACTCGATCTATTGGATTTCTCCAACCAGGCTTATGAGATTTTTTCCAAGTTTTATGTGGACGGTCGACTTAACTACCACGTGATTATCGATGATAAGAATCTTCGCAAGGGGATCGTGGAGCTCCGTTATCTGGATCCGAGAAAGGTCAGGCTAGTCCGTGAGATCGACGATAAGCCGATTCCTGGACAGGGCAGTCAGACAACTACTCTTAAGCGTATTAAGAAGGAGTACTATATGTACTCCGAAACAGGATTTGGTACGTCACAAGCATCCAATTTCACCACGACAATTGGCGGATTGAGAATTGCTAAGGATTCAATCGTCCGTGTCACGTCAGGCATACTTAACGAGTCAAACACAGTCGTGTTGTCTCACCTGCACAGAGCAATCAAATCCTTGAACCAGCTCAGGATGCTGGAAGACGCAACGGTTATCTACACGATCACTCGAGCTCCAGAAAGACGTATTTTCTACGTCGACGTTGGAAACCTACCTAAAGCAAAGGCCGAACAGTATCTTCATGATATGATGGCCCGACACAAAAACCGAGTGACGTACGACCCAGGTACTGGCGAAATACGCGACGATCGTAAAATGATGACTATGACCGAAGACTATTGGTTCCCTCGCCGTGAGGGCAATAGGTCTACAGAGGTAGAGACGCTTCAAGCTGGTGCAGGACTAGGTGAAGACAGAAATCTTCCTTATTTCCAAAACAAACTGTACAAATCCCTTAACGTTCCAGTAGCTCGTTTGCAGCCTGAGACGATGTATTCGTTCGGCCGCACATCAGAAATCACACGCGAAGAGATCAAATTCGCTAAATTCGTACGCCGTTTAAGAGCTCGTTTTTCCATCCTGTTCGACAGATGTCTGGAGAAGCAACTCGTTTTGAAGGGTATCATGTCACCCGAAGATTGGGCTCAGATCCAGAATAAGATCCGCTACGACTTCATGAAAGACAACTTCTTTGAAGAGCTCAAAGAAACGGAAATTCTACGTGAAAAGCTGAACACCCTTAGCGAGATCGAGCCTCTAGTAGGTAAGTATTTCTCGCGTGAATGGGTCATTAAAAACGTTCTGTTCATGACAGACGATGATATGCGCGATATGCAAAAGCAAATCGACAAGGAAAAGGCCTTAGGATATTATGGGGACGATTTTCCGGGTGGAGACGGTGATGCAGGAGACGGTGGTGGCGCGGAGGACGATCAAGAACCTCAACAAGCCCCTAGTGACAATCAACCTGTTCAACAGTTGAGACAATCCACAACGTCGCCGAGTTCTGATGAGGGTCTATCGATTATAAATACCAATAAAATCAAACCTCAACGAAGGATAACAAGATGAAATCATTCCGTCAGATTGTAGCAGAGGTCGCTCAGCCAAGCTCGGGCGATGAACTCAACTTCAAAGAAAAGCACGTGATCGATCACATCCTCGATCCTAATGCCGAAGAAGATCAGTTTACCGCTGATAAAATCAAGAAGTTCAAAAACAAGCCAGACTACAAGAAAGGCGAGGACATGGCCGTGTACGAGGATATTTCTCTTACACGTGACGTCCCCGGCCAAGATGGTAAAGATGTGGACAACGATGGAGACGTCGATATGGTCGACCGTCAATTGCGTTACCGCCGTCACGCTGAAATCAAGAAGAAGATCATCGACGAGGCTGCCGAAGCTGAGATGACTGACGCGCAAATGAAAAAGCGCGAAGAAATCGTGCTTGCGATGAAAAAAGATGCTGCTGATCTCAAGAAGCGCTATGGAGATGAGTGGAAGTCTGTGATGTACGCGACCGCTACAAAGCAGGCAATGGCTGAATCTTCTGACCTTAGAGTTAGCGAAGAAACTCAGCAGATCGACGAAATTTCTAGAAAAACGCTTGTCAACTATGCTCGTAAAGCTCCTGAGTCGGCAGATGACCTAGAGCAGCACGGTTATAGGATGTCAAAGATTGGCCAAAGCCACAAGGAAACGGGCAAGCCGGTTTCCGCTAATGCTATTTTCCAACGTGCTGGAGAAAAGATTGGTAAGGCAGGTCAACGTCGTCAATACTTCCAAAAGGCTTTGACGAAGCTAGAGGCTTTGGATCCGGTTGGCCAAGAGGACTCGGACGTTAATAACGATGGTAAAATCACCAGTACGGATAGCTATCTAAAGGCACGTCGTAAAGCAATCGCTAAGAAGTTGCAACAAGAAGGTCTCATCGACGTCGTTGAGCCTACAGGCGGTGAATTCGATACAGAGCCGTCGCACAAGGCATACAAGAAGAAGAATAAAGGCCAGGCACACCGTCATGGAGAACCACTGAGCGTCAAGGAAAATGTTTCGCTTGCGAACGCTCAAGCGGGTATGAAAGTATTTTCAGGTGCTGATACGAGCAAGCCAAGCGGTGGTAACGTATTCGCTGCGGGTGCCATGAAGCTCAAGGACGGTACGAGCATTAACGTTTCAAAGGCTGATGCGGAAGCGCTCAATGCCGTGTTTGAAACCCTCAACCCTGCTAATCGTCAAAAAATGCAGTCACTGGCGATGTCAAGTAAAAAGGGCTATCAGGATATTGTTTCGTTTGCTAAGGAGGCAATATAAATGGTTGATATCGTAATCAAGGTTACAAAACCTGAAATCACAGTGACGACAGCTAACACGGTATACGATTGTCAGCTATTCAGAGTTTATACGCCTGCTGGTGGTACGGATGCCCTCATTACCGTTCGCGATTCTGAGGGCAGCGAAATAGGTTCCATGACTCAACCGGCTGGGTTTGTCGAAATAATGAACAAGAACCCCTCAGACACTGTCGAGGCGAATACCGCTATATTGTGTTCGCCTGTCGCATGGAAGTAATGAAACCCAGGGTCTTATAAATATAAAATAAAAAGGGATAGGGATATGAAACTCATTACTGAGGTTATAGAAGAGTGCTCTGTACTAACAGAAGCTTCTGAAAATGGTAAAAAAGGCTACTTCATCGAAGGCATCTTTATGCAAGGGGATATCAAGAATCGCAACGGGCGTATTTACCCCGCTAACATTCTCGAGAAAGAGATGGAGCGTTACACGTCTGACTTCATTAAGACGAAAAGAGCTCTAGGCGAGCTGGGTCACCCAAATGGCCCGCAAATCAATGGCGACCGCGTTTCGCACTTGATAACCGAGATGAAGCGCGACGGTGCTAACTTCGTTGGCAAGGCAAAAATTCTTTCGACCCCGATGGGTGAAATCGTCAAAACGTTCATCGATGAGGGTGTCCGTATTGGGGTATCGACTCGTGGACTGGGCTCTGTCAAACCTACCAAAGAAGGTATTATGGAAGTGCAAGACGACTTCCATCTTGCGACGGTTGATATTGTTACAGATCCGTCAGGTCCAAATTGCTTTGTAAATGGAATGATGGAAAACACTGAATATTATTACGATATCGCTTCTGGAAGCTGGAGAGTGGCTGAGAGAATTGAAGAGGCCGTGAAGGAACTCAAGGCCGAATACAAGCAAACCGTCAGAAAAATTGACGAAGCCAAAGCAATGCGTATTTTTGAGAACTTTATAGCGTCCCTCAAATAACGAAATCTTCGTTTGTATAAATAAAATCATGAATACATCGAATCCACAAAAAGGAGAGTAAAATGACACAAAAGGATTTACAAGAGTTCAAGGCTGACCACGAGGGTGGCGACGTCGTGAAGGGCGGTGAAGTCATGGATCCGACAGCGGCTGCTGGTGGTGCTATCAAGAAGCGCCCTGCCGATGTTAACACAGATGTCGATCCGAAAGCTGATACAGTCGACGTAATTGCGCCTGGTAATGCTATCGTTAAAGAAGACACTGATGCGTTCGGCGGTCTGTTCGAAGGCATGGATCTTACAGAAGACTTCAAAAGCAAAATAACTTTGGTGTTTGAGGCTGCAGTTAACGAAGCAGTCGCAGAGAAGACATCTACGCTCTCAGAGCAACTCGAGGAGCAGTTTCAAACTGAGCTCGAAGAGTCCGTCAATGAAGCTGTCGAAGGCATTGTAGAAAATCTTGACGCTTACCTCGACTACGTCGTGGCTGAGTGGATGGAAGAGAACAAGGTTGCTGTTGAAGCTGGCATCAAAGTCGAAATGGCCGAATCGCTTCTCAACAGCCTCAAGACTGTGTTCTACGAGCACAATGTCCAAATCGACGAAGAGACAATTGACGTCGTTGCTGACCTTGAAGAGCAGATCGCTGATCTCGAAGACAAGGCTAACCAAGCTATCAACGAAAGTATCGAACTAGCAGAAGAAGTGAAGGCCCTCCGCGCCGCTTCCATCTTCACAGAAGTATCCGAAGGACTGACCACGACGCAAGTCGAGCGTTTCCGTATCCTTTCTGAAAAGCTAAGTTTCGAAGATGCAGGATCGTACCAAGACGATCTGAAAACATTGAAAGAATCGTTCTTCAAGGCAAAAGCTCCGGTAATTGCTGAGGAAGTCGAAGAGGAAGTTCTTATGGAAGAAGCAGTCTCGAGAAAAGCTGTTTCGTCGTACGACTCCGTCAATGCACTCGCTGCAGCTATAAGCACAATCAAAGTTAAGTGAAATCCAAAGTTTGATAAATATCTCAAATAACAACAACAAGGAGAGACAAAAATGAGTCAATCTACTCGCGATTTAGTTGCAAAGTGGGGCCCGATCCTGGAGCACGCCGCATTTGCTCCTATCAAGGACGAACAGAGAAAAGCCATCACGGCTACGATTCTTGAGAACACTGAGCGTAACCTGAGAGAAGACAGCACCGCTGTTTCCCTTTCTTCGCTCCTAATGGAAACCCCAACGAACGCTGCTGGTACGCTTGGCTTCACTTCTTCGGCTTCGGCTGCTGGACCTGTCGCTGGTTACGATCCTGTTCTGATTAGCCTGGTTCGCCGCGCTATGCCTAACCTGATCGCGTACGACATTGCTGGTGTTCAGCCAATGACTGGCCCAACCGGCCTGATCTTCGCAATGCGTTCGAAGTACAACGCAATGTCGGGCAACACATCGTCGGAAGCTTTCTACGGTGAAGCAGACACAGACTTCTCGGGTACTGGTACACACGCTGGTGGCCTTGACGGTGACACTTCTGCAACCTACGGTACAGGTATGCAGACTGCTGCTGCCGAAGCTCTGGGTTCTTCGGGCAACGCTTTTGCTGAAATGGCCTTCTCGATCGAGAAAGTTGCTGTGGAAGCTAAGAGCCGCGCGCTGAAAGCTGAGTACACCACTGAACTTGCACAAGACTTGAAAGCTGTTCACGGTCTTGATGCTGAAACGGAACTCGCCAACATCCTCCAGTCGGAGATCCTGGCCGAGATCAACCGTGAAGTGGTTCGCACGATCTATCTAACTGCAACTGCTGGTGCTAATAACACTTCGGTTCAGGGAACCTTCGACCTTGACGTCGACGCAAACGGCCGTTGGTCGGTTGAGAAGTTCAAGGGCCTGATGTTCCAAATCGAGCGTGAAGCTAACCAGATCGCAAAAGACACTCGTAGAGGCAAGGGTAACATCGTTATCTGCTCTTCGGACGTTGCTTCCGCTCTGCAGATGGCTGGTGTTCTGGACTACACTCCTGCTCTGAACTCCAACGCTCTGAACGTTGACGACACAGGCAACACCTTCGCAGGTGTTCTGAACGGTCGCTTCCGCGTGTACATCGACCCATATGCTACCGGTAACTACCTGGTTGTAGGCTACAAGGGTGCTTCGTCCTTCGACGCAGGTCTCTTCTACTGCCCATACGTTCCGCTGCAAATGGTCCGTGCTATCGGTCAAGACAGCTTCCAGCCAAAGATCGGCTTCAAAACCCGCTACGGCATGGTTGCTAACCCATTCGCTAAGGGTGCGACAGCATTCGCTGGCTCGGGTTCGGGTCTTGA